AAATGGCTAAAAAGCTTTATCCAAAAATGAGAGTGTATGCACCCGTCATTGTACGTGGTGAAGAAGAAAAAGGCGTCCAAATCTGGGCCTTCTCAAAAACAGTTTACAAAAAACTTTTAGCTTTCTTTGTGGACGAAGATTGTGGTGACTTTACTGACCTAACAAAAGGACGTGACATCATTGTTACTTGTTCTAAACCAGCAGGTAAGGCATTACCTGACACTGATGTGAGTCTTAAAGTCAATATGTCTCCCGCGGCAAAAGACGCAGCATTGGCACAACAATGGGTAAGCGCCATTCCAAACATTCGTGGTTTGTTCAAAGAACCAACATTTGATGAACTAAAAAACGCTGTAGAAGAATGGATGAGCGGAACAAGTGAAGCAGTTGAATCAGCTTCAACATCTTCTGCTGAAACATCATTAGGGACAGAAGCAACTGTTCCTGCAACATCAAAAGTTTCTAAAACAACAAAGGGTGGTAAATCATCTGTTGTATTAGATGATGAACTAGAAAAGTTCTTGAACGAAGAATAAAACAGAGTTAGAAATAAAGTTTTCTAACATAGAAACCCGGATATCTTCTAGTAGATTGTAAACACACTACTAGTGATAGACCGGGTTTCTGGTTTAAATCACATAAAAAAATTTAGAAAAAAAACATGGCCGGAAAATCAAAGAAACAATTAGCATTATCAGAACCAACAAACTCAACAAGTGGTGACAGTGATGATTCATTTAGCGATGAATTTGTTGCTGATTTAATCAAACAGTTCAACAAAGATGCACAACGAGACACAGCTCATCATTTGGATGACCCAGAAGCCAACGTAAAAATCAAACGTTGGATTTCTACAGGTTCTAGACTATTAGATTATTGTATTTCAAATCGTAGAGATGGTGGAATACCTGAAGGTAGAATTATTGAAATTTTCGGAAAATATTCTTCTGGTAAATCACTTTTAGCATTCCAACTTGCTAAAAATTGTCAAAAAATGGGCGGAATGGTATTCTACTTCGATGTTGAACATTCTGTGGTCCCTGAGTATCTGACACAACTTGGTATCACCAAAAAGAACTTTGTTTTGATTGATGACAAATATATTACAGAAGAAGTGTTTCAAGACATTGAAAACTTGATTGTAAAGATCAATGCATCTGGCAAAAAGAATAAACCACCTGTATTAGTAATTGTTGATTCAATTGCTGCTCTTGTTCCAAAAGCAGAACAAGAGGCCACATATGAACAACAAACAATGGGTCTACAAGCAAGAACTTTATCAAAAGCTTTAAGAAAAATTACTCCAATTATTTCTACTGAAGCAGTTACACTTGTTTTGTTAAATCAAATTCGTGCAAGAATCAAACAAAATCCATTTGATTTCGGACCTGCCGAAGATTCAACTGGTGGAAATGCTCTAAAATTCTTCTGTTCAGTTCGTATCAACATGGATGGTAGCTCGAAACTTAAACCATCCAAAGATTCAGATGAAATAATTGGAATACGAGCAGTTGCAAAACTAGAAAAAAACAAAGTCTCTTCACCGGGCCGCAAATGTGATTTCCAAATTATTTTCGGAAAAGGCATTGAAGAACATAACGAAATTTTAGATGCTATGATTGCTGCTGGACCAAGAATGATTGGAACAAAAAAAATCTGTGTTAGCGGAGCTGCTTGGAGAAACATAAAAGCAGAAGATGTATCAACCGGAGAGGTTTTCTGTGATAAAACATTTAGAACAGCAGAGTTCAAAAAAATGTTAAAAGACCCTGAATTTCAACCACACCTTGATGAGTTACTTGACAATATTATGATTAAAACTTTTGAACCACAAACAGATGACGATAAGGACGTAACTTCTCTCGCATCTGGTTCTTCATCAGAAACATAAAATTTATAAGATTACTATATGGAAGAAACTACAACTCCTACACTATCAAATTTAAGCCAAAAACAAAAAGAATATTTGGCTGGACTGCTTGTATCGGCATTATCAAAAGTTACTGATACAGACTTATACAACGTTTCTATCCCAACAAGAAACATACCAGAGTTAAAAGATTTAATTGAATTGATGGTTGACAACAGAACTCGTGAAGTAGTTGATAACGACAGAACAGTTTTTAGGGTTACAAAGTCAGTTCTAGAACTTTTAGAACCAATCTTCAATGCAGTTTTAGAAGGCACACAAACGCCCTCAGAAAGCTTTTCAAGGGGTGTGTTTGAAAATGTAGGGGTTGTATCGGAAATTTCAAATCAACGTCTTGTAACGGTTTTAAAGTTCTTTTCTGACTCAGAATTGAATGCAAAACTAGAAGAATGCTGGTTGACCAATTTCAAAGGCTTCTTCAAGACAGAAGATCGTTTGGCTTCCATGGATAATAATGCGTTTGATTTTCTTGGAAAACTTTATGATGAACCTGTATGCTCAACAAACAATGCAGAATGTGTTTATGTTGGTTATTACAAAAATGCATTTATGCTTTGGGGTGGATTCGTTCCAATGAGTTCTATTACAAACTTTAGATCAAATCAAGATGGCACCCTAACACCACTAAATCATGTGTTGTCTTTCTTGTATGCAAAAGCAAGACCAGATGCAGTCGCACCATTCAAAACAAGAGTATCAGACTCAGGATATGATCTTACATTACTTGAGAAAGTAAAAACCGTTGGTGATGTAGAGTATTATGATACTGGTCTAAAGGTCCAACCTTCATTTGGTTGGTATTTTGATGTAGTGCCACGTAGCTCATTATCAAAAACAGGATATGTTTTAGCAAATTCAACGGGTGTTATTGACAGAACCTATACAGGTACTATTTTGGTACCTCTTAGAAAAGTTGATAAATCAGCTCCAGACATTCAGACACCTGTGGTGTTGGTTCAAATGGTACCTCGCCCTGTAGTACATATGAGTGGATTTGAAGTGACAGAAGAACAACTGACCCCAACAGAACGTGGTTCTGGTGGTTTCGGTTCTACAAATAAAAGTTAAATCTTAATACATTGTCAAACGATTCGTTTGACATCTTTGGCGAGATGGTTATAGGTTCATCAAGAACTTCTTCCTCTCGCCAAAGGATTTTAAAATGCATGTAAACACGGGTTCGTTGGGCTTGGATTTTATTAATAGAGATATTGATTTTTGGTATGATTTACGACCATATACAATCATTGAATGGTATAATGAATTCAATGTAAAAAATTTTGGTTCAATAAATGTTTTTTCTCCATATGTTTATAAAACAGATATTCAAATGACGAAATGCAATTTATATTCTCACAAAGTTATATCTGATTTGGTTAGAAACCAAAATCTTTACATTTGTAACAATGAAAATGAAAAAACTTCATTCCGAAATCATGATTTATATCACTATGAAAGATCGTTTACAAATTATTCTAAAATTAAACAATATGCTGGTTTAACTCATGTGAATGCTTATTCACAATGGATTGGAAACAACAGTCCAAGTATTTTTTTGTTTCTCGGAAAAATTATTCCTCTAAGACAATCTGCTGAATTTGGTACGCATTTTCTTGCAGAAGTTTTGATTAGCTCTTATAAAGCATGGTTGCCAATGTTTAATCATACTTTGTTTGGTTTCACAGCCCAAACTTTTTTGGGAGAACTTCCATAAAAACAAATTGTTCTAGTACATCTCTGATTCATGTTTCCATCTTAGTTCATGGAACAAATTGTTGTTGATGAATCAGAAAAAAATATTTTGATTGTTGATGGTTTAAACATCTTTTTAAGACATTACACAGCCAATCCTGCAACTACTCCCAAAGGGGAAACAGTTGGCGGGATTGTTGGCTTTATGCAATATCTGTCTTATATGGTAAATTTGTTAAAGCCAACAAAAGTTATTATAGTTTGGGAACAAGGCGGCCCAAGTCCTAGACGGAAGGCTTTATCTCCAGAATATAAAGCAAATAGAGCAAAAACCTTTTCTAATATTAAAGAAGAACTGAAACCTGAGCAAACTGCTTCTGTAGTCCCCGAAGGTATTAAACAATCAACTTTCACTCAAAAAATAAAAAAAAGAGAAGAACGTAGAGATATTGTTCCGACAAACAGAACAGAACAAATGTTAATGTTGGTAAAATTGCTAAGAACATTACCAATTTTTCAACTCTTTCTTAAAGACACAGAATGCGATGACATCATTGGATTTTTAGTAAACAATTATTTCAAACATTGTCCAAAAATAACAATTTCCAGCTCAGATAATGATTTTTATCAATTAATAGAAACAACCGAAACACGCAAAGTATGTATTTTTGATCCTGTTAAAAAACTAACAATAAACACAGATGATGTTATTAAAAAAACAAACATACATCCTATAAATTATTGTTTAGCCAAATGCGTCAATGGAGATCAATCAGACAACATAGATGGAATAAGAGGAATAGGTTTTGCAACCCTCTCAAAAGAGTTTCCAGAATTTTCTTCTAACGAAAAAGAACTCACAATCCAAGAATTGTTTGATCAAGTTAGTTTAAAAACATCTGATCCGAAAAACAAGAAAAAAACTTTGCTGTCTCTTAAAGAAGGCGAAGAAAAGGTAAGGCTTAATTGGAAACTGATGCATTTAGACAGTTCTGTTTTTTCAGTTTCCCAAGTAGAGAAACTAAAATTTCAACTAGAAAATTATTCTGAACTGAAGAATGCTAAAATTCCTTTTTTGTCAATTATAACACCGAAAGGAATTTCTTTTAATTTTGATTATGAGATGTTTTTCTTGAAAATGAAGGGGCTGTTCAATCTTAACGTCACGAAACAACTTGTCTTAAAAAAAGAGAATGAGTCTCCAGAAGTTGTTGAATAACAACTCTGTGAACCCACTAAATATCTTTAAGCATGACCCAATCAGCACCTCTGACAACGACTGCCAAACATTCTAATACATCTGTTTCTAATCAACAATCACTTTCACAATTCGGAAAGTTCTTTCAAGAGAGAGTTGTTCAAGCTCTGCTTGTAGACAAACAATGGGCATCCACATTTGAAGAAGTTGTGGATGTTTCTTTTTTTGAAACGAATTATCTAAAATGGATTGTTTCAACTTATTATGACTATCATAACAAATACAAGGATTTTCCTGCAATTCAAACAATTGTTTCAATCGTAAAACAAGAATTAACTAACACAAAAGATGATGGTTTACGAGAAGATATAGCAAGTTATCTGAATAAAATTATCAAAGATGATCAATATCAAAACTACAATGATTTAGCTTATTTCAAGGATAAAGCTTTTGAGTTTTGTAAAATGCAAAAAATCAAAGGTGCATTAGCAGACTCTATTGACTTGATTTCTTCTGGCAAGTTTG